AAGAAACATTTTACCAAAATCTAAAACTCGTTTACCTTTATCTTGACTTTACAACGGGGTCAATATATAATACAGAAGATGTGGTGGGGAGTTCCCACCGATTTAATTTAGTCCGAAGTAGTCCTTCGGGAAAGGAAAATTATGGGTACATTTAATGACTTCAAGAAGAAGTCAAAGTCTAGTGTTGAGGAACTTGTAAAGAAGATGCAAGAAGATTCGGGTAAGACCGATTCTTATAAGGATGATCGGTTTTGGCGTCCTAAGCTCGATAGCAGCAAAAACGGATTTGCAATTATTCGATTCCTTCCGGCGGTTGAAGGCGAAGATATTCCGTGGGTAAAGCTTTACTCTCATGCATTTCAAGGACCGGGTGGTTGGTATATTGAAAACTGCCTTACAACTCTTGGTCAAAAAGATCCCGTGTCTGAGATGAATACTCAACTATGGAATAGTGGTATTGATAGCGATAAGGATCTTGCAAGAGAGCGTAAGCGTAAGTTGAATTATATTTCTAACATTTATGTTGTTAGCGATCCGGCAGAACCCTCAAACGAAGGAAAGGTCTTCCTTTTCAAGTTTGGTCAAAAGATCTTTGAGAAGGTTCAGGAAGCAATGCAACCTGAGTTTAAGGACGAAGATCCAATTGATCCGTTTAACTTTTGGACAGGTGCAAATTTCCGTCTAAAGGTTAGATTTGTCGGTGGATATACTAACTATGATAAGTCAGAGTTTGATGCACCAAGTGCTCTTCTAAATGATGACGCAAAGTTGGAAAAGATTTGGAAGACACAATATCCACTAAAGCCATTTATTGATCCTTCCAACTTCAAGAGTTATGATGAACTTAAGCAGAAACTCTTTGATGTTCTTAAGGGTGATATTCGTGGAACAGGTTCAATGGCGTCTACCAAGACGGCAGAAGATATTGATGAAGAGGATCTAAAGGAGAAGAAACCTTCTCTACGATCCAAACCACCAGTAGAGGAACAGGTTGACGAAGAAACCGACGCTCTTGATTACTTCAAGAAGTTGGCGGATGAATAAATAAAATTACAATAACCCCACCAAAGATCGCATCTTTGGTCCGACGACCCTGTGGCCACAGGGTCGTTTCTTTTTATGATTTAAAAGTTCTCCAATGTGGATTTTGCATCTTTCCGTCACGAAATATTGAAATTCCTTTTGTTGTTGTATTTCTAGTTAATCCTGAAAGTTTAGGTTTATATGGTTCATTGGCTGGTATAGTGGGAGAACTTGCAGAAGTATTATTTTTTGGGTTTCTTTTTGTGGAATTATTTTCTTTTTCTGTTTTTTCTGCTAGTGTAACTTGTTCTTTTGTTTTTTCATTTTCTTTTATAGTTTTAATTGCATTTAAACTAGATTGATTACTAGTTCTCATAAGTTCATTAGTTTTTTGTTGTATTTTTGCCTTTTCTACAACTCCTTGATTTTTATTTTCTGAAGGAGAACTCAACATTTCTGGTAATTTGCTTTGGGGAACGATTATTTCAGGTTCCTTTTCGCCAATCAACGCAGTTGTAGGTTTAGTAACAATTCCTCCATCCATAAAAGCAGGGATTAAATATGAATTATTATTTTCAAAATTTGAACTTCTGGTTTGAAGTAATTGTTTTACTGTTACGGTTCTTGATGTAAAGTTTTTAACATCTTTTCTTATATCAAAAAATGCAGGACTTCCGAAAAACTTTACAGAAGAATTTGTATTAGAATCAGATACTATATTAGCATTTTCAATATTTTTTTCATTTACTATTTTTTCATTGTTTGAAATATTTTCAATATTTTCGATATTTTTTACAATTTCTATAGTTTTATTATTTTGGTGCGTGTTATTATTAGTTTTACTAATATCAGTAATGTTATTTTCAATGAATTTGTTTGTTTCTGTTTTTTCTAAATTTGTGTTTTGGTTTGATACATTAGTTTTTTCATTTATATTTTTGATAGTATTTTTAACTTCTGTTAAATTTTTAAAATCACTTTCATCTAATGTTTCGACAAAATTAGTAACATTGTTGCTTATGTTATTTGTTTTATTAGTATTTGATACATTGCTATTGCTTTGATTGTTATCAAAATTAGTAACATTGTTGCTTATGTTATTTGTTTTATTAGTATTTGATATATCATTACTGCTTTGATTTTTCAGTATTTGTATTTTTTTGTCTTCAGTACTTAAATTATTTGTAGTATTATTTTCTTCAATTATTGTATTATGATTGTTTTTGTCTAACTCAATATTTGTTATATTTTCATTTTCTAATATTGATTTATTTTCTGAATCAAAATTAGTTAAATTTTTATTGCTGGTGTAATCTTTTTGTTCGGTTGAATCATAAACATTAACATTTTTTATGTTCCTATTAAATTTTTCTTCAATGTTTTTAAGGGTAATATTTTTATCACTAGAGTTTATGTTTTTAACATATTCTGCAATTAATGTTTTATCGTTTTGTGTTAATAGATAAACATCATTTGTATTAGTCAAAAAATTATATGGTTTAGTAAAAAAATTTTCAATTTTTACTACATGTTTTTGTTTTTGTATTTTTGTGTTATCTTTTTGGGGCGATTTTCTAAAATTTTGTAAGATACTTTTGTATTGGTTGAGGATCAAGTCTTTTAGATTTTTAACTTCTAATTTATTTTCTACATTAGATTTTTTATCTATATTTTGTTCGGTATTAGAAGAAGATATTTTGTTTGTTGTTTTGTTTTGTTCTATATTGTAATTTAAAATATTTTGAGGTTGTATTAAAGAAGAATTTATATAATCTTCATAATTTTTATTTAAAAATAAGTAAACAGGTGTTTCATTTTTTTTTATATTTACATTGTAGTTTTTGTTAGAATTTGTAGATCTAACTGTAGTTTTAAGATCTTTTGATAATTGCGGATTAGGTAAGTTGATGTTAATATTTACATTTTCTGCTTTTTGTATTTGTGGTGAATTCAATGTCTCATCCACAAGCAAAGGATCACTTATAGAATTATTATCTGATTTTTCTATTTTAGCTTTTGAAATAGAAATAGAACTTTCAAAAAGTTTTAATAATTCTTTTTTAAGTTTGTTTAAATTTTTTTCCTTTTTCATCTTCTTCCCCTAAAAGCATTTAATTGATTTTGACGATTCAATAATCTAAGGTTTTCTTCTTCTATTTGACGCCTCAGTAAATCAACATAAATGTCCTTTTCCCACGGTAACATACTTTCTATTTCTGTTAAGGAGTATTTGTAAAGATGAATCATCTTAAAAACTAACTCCATATGGGACTCTAGACTTATGTGACTGAGGCTTAACCGAAAAAATCTCGAATACCTCTTAGGACCACCTTTCTTTTTACTTTGTCGGAAGTTTGATATTCTGCTTCTTGTTCTATTCTTGGCATTGTTGCAAAAAATTCAATAATTTTATCAAATTGATCTTTAGTTAAATTATCTACAAATTCTTTTATTTCTAATTTATCTTTAGAAGAGCACTCTATTCTTTCTGATGGTGTTTCTATGTAATCAATACAATTCATTGCGAGTTCATAAAAATCCATTAAACTCATATCGGATGTTTCTTTTTCTATAAACATATTTAATGTTGGATATTTCATAGAAATTAGTATTTCATCATTTATTTTAATTTGATTTGTGTGTTTTTTGAAAGTTTTTACTTTTATTTTACTCAAATCAATTGATAATTTAATTTTTTCTCCCGTTTCGGGACATATCAATATTGGTTCTACCAACTCACTTACTGATTTTGATCTAAGCTTTAAAAATAAATATTCAAGATCAAAAATTGGAATGTCTCCTGCATCTGCAATTGAAAAACAATTTTGAACTATTTCTTTTATTGCAGAAAGTATTTCTTTCTCTGATCCAGTTTCTTGAACTATTAATAAAATTTTTTCTTCTTTGACTATAAATGGTCTAAACCATATTTTTTTATTGGTTGATGGTATGGTATCTGAATATTTTGGTAAAGTTGATTGTATTAAGTCTACTAGTTTCATATTAAAATTCCTCATTCAAAAACATAATCTTTAAACGCAAAAATTACGACATAGGTTGCATATCCTGATGATTCTGATGATAAAGATGTTGGAGTTATGGTCAGGGGGTATGCTTCATTTAATTTCATTGTAGCAGTATATTTTCCAAGAGATTGTTCTTCTGCCGGTTGTGTTCCTATTAAAATTGTTCCATATGAATTGTTATAGGCATTGGAATAGTCTGCATAGTTTTCTCCAGAGGCTTCTCTGGTCGATAACAGACCACCTGCTCCAGGTCCAAATAATCTTTGAAAATAATTAACCCCAGCTTCACTTGGAGCAGCAGAAGCATGTGGTATAACTATACCATTCATCCAATTTTCTAAAAATCTTCTTTCTGCCCAATCTTGATATATTATAAAGGACATTGCACATTCACCATATTCTCTTCTGATGGGTATTTGCATTACTGGTCCCCACGGTGTATATGGAACGGTGTTAAATGATCTTTGGGGTAGTGTTACTGATTCAGGATAACAGACAATTGATGTATTAGAATTATCAACCATGATAACTCTGTATCTATTTGGTTGTTGAACACCTCCTCTAGAGATAACCGATTTTCTAAATTCAGCAATTGATTTAGATTTTCCGTATTCATTTACTCCCATTTTAGAATAAATCCTCTTCTGTTAGTATTTTAAATTTAATACCATTTTCATTACAGTACTTTTCTGCAGCTTTCCATTTTGCAATGTTTACTGCATATGTCAAATTTTCCATTAATATTGTCTTTTTCTGTTTTTTGTTTGCTTCCGGTCTTTTTGTTTGTTTTTTGGGTTTTATTTCTATAAGTAAAGTTTCAACCAAATTACCTTTTTTGACCTCTATTAAAAAATCAGGTATATAAAAATGAACTTTATTGTCTACTGGAGAAAGATAAGGAACTCTTACTGCTTCAAAAGACCAACGAACAACATTCATATTGGTGTCCAAATATTTACAAAACTTTCTTTCCCACAAAGAACGGCATAAAATTGAATTAATATTACCTATATATTTTGTAGGGTTTGTTGGTGTATATTTAGTCTTATATGCCATATTAAATATATAGGAGTCATAATGCCAGGAACCGAGTTACTATTTTCCACAACTAAAATATTTCCTACAGATCCAAAAGATCAAGAAAAAATACCCTTGTGGTTGAAATTTTTTTGTTATGATTACTCCGATAATTCTCTTATTCGTGTATCCACAAGTTCGGGAATAGGACCTATGTTAAAATGTATAATGGTTCCTGCTCCCAAAGAGTTTATAAACGGAACGGATGTGCAATATGATACAGCAATAGTAAATGACAAAGGAAATTTAATTAACCAAACAGCAGCAGATCCTACAGATGGTTTAATTGGAATGGCAATAGACTCAATAAATGGTATTGCTAATACGGTTGGTGTGCCTTCACCGTTAGAATTGCCTGACATTGCCTCAACTGTTACTGAGGCTCTAGGTATCGGTGCTAAAATTGATATGGATATGTCCGATACCAAGTTTAAAGGTGTGGCAAAAAGAATTTTTAATATTAAATTAATATTTATTGCAAGAAATGCAAGTGATGCGGAATTGGCATCTGAAATATGTGAAATATTTGAAGCATTTGCATTACCACAAGCAAGACTAACGCCTTTTTCAAAATTTGTCTGTCACCCACCATTATGGAGATTTGGAATAGGACCAGGTAATGGTCCAAATATAGATCCAGCATGGTCGGGTCAACCACAATTATCTTTATTGGAAAAAATAACAGTAAATAGAGCTGGTTTAAAAGATTCATATGGTGTGGCGGATACTGCTGGTAAATTGAAACCAATAGCATTAACTGCAAATATGACTTTTGTGGAATTAGAACCTGCAATGAGATCTTCTTTACCACAGAGTTCAACAATTGTAAACCGATCTACTGCTTTTTGGACGGGTGGGGGAGCAACGACAACAATCGGTAACGCTGTTGCAACCGGAATATCTAGAATGGTATAATCATGACATATTTTAGTAACTTTCCAAAAATTCAATATTCTTTTCAAAACAATAAAAGTTTTGAAATGGTTGACATGTTTAAAAAAGCAGTTTTTAGTCAAAATACTTTAAACAACGAAACAGTTTTTGATACACATCAATTAACAATTGGAGCAAGTCCAGAGGTTGCTTCTTTTAATTTTTACAACAATAGTGCCTATTCTTGGATTTTATTTGCATCAAATAATTTAGTCAATCCCCATACAGATTGGCCAGTAGAATGGACATCCTTTTTAAACTCTTTAGATAAAAAATATAATGGAATTTCATATTATATTTTTAAACAACCACCAATAGAAATTGGCGATGTCATAATAAAATTACAAATTACTGGATCTTGTTCTGGAGCAGAAGAAGAAAATTATTCTGGTTGTACCTTGACAGCAGATAATACAACATATGCTATAGTTAAGGATTGGAATATTGAATTTAGATATTTGACTTGTGTTGGTGGTGCTGGCATTACTTTTAGTGAGGGCGATATTTTTGCTGTAGCAAGAAAAGACTCTACTGACATATTAAAATTACTTGATTTTGGTATTGAATTTCCAACCGCTTCTGTAGCGGAAACAAAATTTAGTGTTTTTAAAATATTAAGAGCAGATGAGGAAAAAAATGCAATAGAATATTTTTTGGCAGATGGAAAAGTAATTTCACCTTATATAAAATTAAATCCTGTAAATGCAAATGGTTCTGTAACTCAATATTATTCAAAAACAAACGCAAGTAAAATCTCTATTGATGGTGGGTATTTAACTGACTCTGATAATTTTTATGGAACAGCACTATACTGTTACTCTGCTGAAAATATAAAGGGTATTCCTACAATTCTTCAAATAAAAACAAAATATGATGTTGAGTTGGAAGAAAATAGTAAAAAGTATCAAATTAAAGCACTCAAACCGGGATTCCTTTCTCCTACTTTTGGATTATTTGAGCAAGCAATAAATAGTTCAGGTAGAGTATTTGAAATTAATTTGAGTTACTAATTATGGCACAAGAAAATACAGTTTTAAATTCTGAAGAATTACAATCCGGTACACCAACACCATCTTTTCTATCAAATGTTAGAATAGAAAAAAAATTAAAAGATGGAACTGTTGTTTCGTATCAATTGTTTTCGCAACAAAATGCTGGCGCAGGAAATAATGTTTTAATAGAATTAAAAATAAATCAAAGCATGTTTAATCCATTTATAAATGGATATATTGAACTTTATGATAAGGGAGATTGGACAGGAGAAGTAAACTTAAGTGGTTTTGAAGATATAATAATAAAATTTACTAAAGATAATAATTTAGAATATAGATTTAAAATATATGAAGCAAAACCAATTAATGACTTTGTAAAATCACCAAGAGTAAATCAAATTGAAAAAGCGGTTCTTTATAGATTAGAATTTATAAGTGAAGAAGTTTTAAATACTGCTTTTACTGAAAATATTTTAAAATCTAATAAAGATTTTATTGGATTTATTTCAGTCAAACCAGATTCTACCAGTAGAATTAAAGGATTGATAAATGAAATATTTCAAAAATTTAATTATCCAATTTATGAAATAGAAGAAACAAAAAATGGAATTTGGTTGCGAGCAGAAGAAATTTCTTTACCTACTGGTTTTGATCGAAAACAATTAAACATAGTTCAATTATTAAATTTTTTATCCAACCACGCAGTATCAACAGAGAATCCCTATGCAGTCAATTTCTTTTGCTGGAGAGATTTAAATGGATGGCACTTTAAATCAATAGAAAAAATATTAAAAGAACAAAAAGAAAAACCAGAAAGTGAATTACCAGTATACATTTTAAATACTGATGATTTAAAAGAAGAAAGAAAAGTAAGATCTGTTCGAGTGGACGAACAATACAATGTGATGCAGCTGATGCAAAGTTCTGCTCTTTTTGGTTATTACAAAAGGGTAGAACCAGATTACACCAATCCCTACTCTGATTTCTTAGATGATGCTAGGGGAATGACATATCAATATATTGACTATGATTATCACCGTGACTTTAACAAAGTTTTACATATAGAGGACTATAAATTAGTTTCTGATACTTTTTCTACAGTAACGAATGAAAATAAAATATATAAACCAATTTATAAACAAGAAGATATAGTTTTCTCTTTTTATGGATCTGAAAAATATCATAGACCTTTCAATGAATGGTCACAACATTCTGCGGATAGAGGTTTCGGAGTCAAACCCGAAAACTCCGCAACAATATGGTGGAACTACTTAGGAAGAACAGCAGATTCTCGTTGGTCGAATATTACTTATCAACCAAATTTTAATATAACATCTTTAGATATTTCTAAATTTTATGATATTTATCACAAGATAAGGCTTCCACTAATAGAAGCAAGACAAGAGTTTGCAAGAAAAAAGAATATAAAAAGAATGTGGGAAGTCTATAGATGCGCTGTATGTTGCATGGGTAATGCTAGTTTTGGTGGAACAGCAGACTATAAACTACTGGAAGAGTTAAAAGGTCTTACAAGCGGAATCACTTATAATATTCTTTACGGTGCAACTGGTATTTTTGCAGATATGCAACAAGAGTATAGAGTAGTTGCTGCTGGTTCTTTTACAGATGCAATTAATTATGATATAAGGGGAATGAGTTATGAAAATGGGTTGACTTTCTCTTATGATTTGACTAAAGAACCATATAATCAAACTATTGGTGAATTTTATAATTTAAAAAGAGAAATTCCAAATTATATAAAATATGCAATTGGAGACAGTCTCAAATTATACGACGAGATGATTGATTTCTTGGATAAAAAAATCGAAGAAATACAGAGTTTTGTTACTAATGCTGAAGGATATATTGGTAGTTTAAATTCTTGGTATGAAGAAATAGAAGTAGATTCATATCAAGATTTAATTAAAACTTCAGATTGGCAAAATCAAGAGGATTCTGTAGAACCAGAGTATCCAAATAAAAATAACACATATTGGCAGTGGCCGATTGGAACAAATCATAAGATAAATGAATTTATTTTAAGTTCAACAAAAGTATCTTCAGATGAAAATGGTTCTCTCGTAATAATACCATATGAAATAGTAAATCCAAATGATAATCAATGGAATTTTATAACAAAAAATGTTTCTTTTGCAACTCCTTATATTTCTAGGGGAAATATTATTCGCTCTAAAGTTTCGAATAGAATAGAAAATGATGAATTTCAATTAAAAACATCTGTAGCTGCTTTAACTATAGGTGCTTCTATTCCAAAATTTGGTTTGACTCATAATGGTTATCCGTTTTATCAATTACCTGTTCCACTTTCATCAGGTTTCACAAAAATATCTTTACCGTATTTTGATCTTCCTGATTATTTTATTTTACCTAATTTTGAAAATGGTTTAGAGCACAAATGGATACCGGCCGGTGACGAACCCAACCAAGTGCCTGTAGGTGAAAACAATTATGTATTAAAAGAAAATCAAGATTTAAAACAAGTTCCCAACTTTATAAAAAATTGTTCTAAAGAAAAATATATGTTAGGTTATAGAAAATTTGTTTATAATCGGAGTATTTATGATCTTTTACACAATGAATGGGGAACACCAATTGAATCTTCTAAATTTACCGATTCAAAAGAAGGAAACACCAATATAGGTTTATTTAGTAATTATGAAACATCTGGTAGATTTTTATATGGTCCAGGAATAGATGTTGCTCGTTACTCTTCTGTGCTTTCTCCTTCCAAGAATTATTATGCAGATGTTTTCTATCTAAGTGATACAGATAATATTGGAAATAATCCAAATAATCTAATGATAATAAACAAGGAATATTGGACAGATTATCCTTGGTCTACCCCAAAAGAATTAAAGATAGAATACAATCAAAAATGGGATCAATTGATGGATTGCGTCGATGAGGGAAATTGCTTCAATCATTACTGCTTTAACCCAGTATTGGTTGAAATAGCAAAAAGACTTGGCGAACAAGAATTACAAATAATAACCTATCAAAGAAATGTTTACAATTATTTAAAAGAAACTATAGAGCAAAGTTATGTTGAAAAATGGCAAGAACTTTATGACGAATGGTGGAACAGAAAAGCGTTCTTTGTTTCAAAAGAACTTGGGACTAGTATTTTTACTGGTGTTTCTGGTGGTAGATCTACTAGACTGGAACAAGATTTATCATTATTTAATGTTAAAAAAATAACTAGAAAAGAAATAAAGGGAAGCAGATACGAGATACTTGCAAAGTCTAATTTGGGCATAACCGGGGCAAGTGCTGGTGAGTGGTTATACAATATTTATTTTGGAAATGATGAAAGCAATAATCCAAATGATTATAGTGTAAATGGTTCTGCATGGTGGGATCAAGAGGAAGTTTACATTCATCCATATTACAATCAAAAATACGACACTCGAAATGGAAAATCTGCGTTTGTAACAAAAAGAAAATTACTAAAATACTATAGATCAACTGCTACTGATCCTCTTAATGATGGTCCTTGGTTGTCCGATAGAGTTACATCATTGGCTGAATCACAATCAAAAGAAAAACAGTATGTAATTGCCACCAAAAATGAAGTAAAAAATTTACCGGGTCAAGAAAACGAAACTCCAAATCCATTAATTTGGTCGGATTTGGGTTATGCACAAACACACTTAAATTATTATCCTGAAGAAATAGATGAGTTAAGTTATGTTTATGCTTACAATATATTTGATGAAGAGATAGAAAATAAAAAACCACCAAACATAAAGAAAGAAGAAATTGCTTCTTATGTTCGTATCGAATTTATTAATCCAATCGGTCTAGACAGAATAGCAGATTTCCCGAATGGGTTTGTTCGTGATCCCGGTTCTGAATATTTCTTACCATATCTTGTTCAAGTCACTCCCGGTCCAACAGGAAGACAAACAATAAGAAATAATGTAGCAGTCATCGGAATGGACCCATATGGTTTTGATGTGGCAGTTAAAAAGAATAAAATTGAGAGATT